CAACGGTTTGCCGCCATAGCTGACATGCAGGTCGGTGACGGCAACCAACAAGCAGCTGTTGGGACGACTATAGCTCTCTTAGAACGTGGTTCCAGAGTCATGTCAGCCATACATAAAAGATTGTATGTGGCGATGAAAAGTGAATTTAAATTATTAGCAGGTGTTTATAAAACTTATCTACCTGGAGAATACCCTTATGATGTAGTTGGTGGACAAAGAAATATAAAAGTTTCTGATTTTGATGACAAAGTAGATATTATACCTGTTGCAGACCCAAATATATTTTCTCAATCACAAAGAATTAGTTTAGCACAAACAGAATTACAACTTGCACAGTCAAATCCTCAAATGCATAACTTATATGAAGCGTACCACGCAATGTATACGGCGATTGGTATAAAAAATATTGATAAAATTTTACCACCACCGGCACAACCACAACCAATGGACCCAGCAAGTGAAAATATTCTTGCAATGTCGGGTAAACCGTTCCAAGCTTTCAAAGGACAAGACCATCAAGCGCACATTACAACTCATTTAAACTTTATGGCGTCCAATATTGCACGAAATGCACCTCCAGTTATGGCTGCATTAGAAAAAAACATTTTTGAACACATTTCTTTGATGGCACAAGAGCAATTAGAGGTAGAATTTAGAGATGAAATACAACAATTGATGCAAATGCAACCAATGTTACAGCAAGATCCGCAGTACCAACAACAAATTATGTCTCTTTCAATGAGTTTAGAGTCTAGAAAAGCTAAATTAATTGCAGAAATGACTCAAGAATTTAAAGAAGAAGAAAATAAAATTATGGGCGAGTTTGGTGGCGACCCAATTGCTAAATTAAAAGCAAGAGAATTAGATTTAAGAGCTATGGATGACACTGTTAAACGTGAACAAGACCAAGAAAAGATAAATATGGATAAATCTAAACAGTTAATGGGTCAACAACAGTTTGATGAAAAGCTGCAACAGAACGAAGAATTGGCTAATTTACGTGCTGACACTTCTTTAGAGAAAACACAGATGGGAATTGACGCAAAAATGGTCAATGATATGATAAAACAAACCGATGTTAGGATCTTGAAAGGCCCTAAAAGATAGTATACAATAATTACATAGGAGAAAATTATGAAACCAAAAACATTCTTTACAAAAAACAATCCAAATTACACTGGACCTGTTGTATCTGACACACCAAAAGCAGATGCCAACAATACTCTTCCAGTTAATGCAGATGGTTATGCACAAGAAGTTGAAGTTAAAATTCCTTTAGGTCAGCCAACTATAAATAAAGTTGGTGGTCAAAAAAGAATGTTAGCTTCTAAAAAGTCTTCTGTTAAGTGGTATTAGTCCATGTGGTTCTCAGCCATTAAATTAGCTGTATCTGCTGGAAGTAAAATATACGCCAACAAACAGAAAACTAAGATGGCTATGTCAGATGCACAGCTTATGCATGCGTCTCGTATGGCCGAAGGAAAAGAAGCTTACCAGGGCAAATTATTAGAAGCTCGTCAGTCAGACTGGAAGGACGAGGCGGTTTTGATAATTCTCAGTTTGCCCGTGGTGGTGCTGGCTTGGGCAGTCGTATCGGATGATCCGACAGCGATGGACAAGGTAAAATTGTTTTTTGACATGTTCTCAGAGCTTCCAAAATGGTTTACAAATTTATGGATCCTTGTCGTGGCGAGCATTTATGGTATAAAGGGTACACAAATATTTAAAAATGGCGGTAAAAAATAATGAGCAAAAAATCTAGAAGACGAAACAAAAAAATTTTAGCAACTATCGCTGCATTAGGCGGAGCTGCAATGTTGGCTAATCGTAGAAGAGATAATTCTATTGCTGCAAACGAAGCTAAGGAAGCAGGATTTGGAACAGAAAAAGATTTTAAAGAAACAATTGTTCCTACACCAAAAGACACTGCTAAAGCAGTTTACCAAGATTCTATTATGAGAGGCGGTAAAGGTACAAAATACCAACGTCCAGATGTTAGATTTGGTCAAGTTATAAATAAAGAAAATGAAGTACAAACATTAAGACCTTTTGAAAATGCTGGTCTTAAATTTGGTGTGTCAAATAGAAAAGTAAATAAAACACAAAACGCAGTAGATAAAGCAAATAGAGATATTGCAGCAGGAAAATTACCACCTCAATTACAAAATCCTGGAAGAACAAATATAACAACTGCACAAGGTGAAAATAGACGTAAAATTAAAGACGCTATTAATTTTGTATTTCCAAAATTAAATTTCAAATCAGGTGGAAGAGTTACAAAAAGAACTGGAGCCGCAAAACGCGGTTTTGGAAGAGCATTTATTAAAGGAGGAAAAAAATAATGGCAAATCCAAGATATAATAAACAAACAGCAGAACCTAGAGGTAGAGTAAAAGCTATGGGTGGTGGAATGATGAGACGAGATATGAGATCTGGTTATTATCCATCAGACATGGGCATGGAAGGTGGTGCTATGTATAAAAAAGGTGGCCGAGTTAAAAAGAAAAAACAAGGTTACAAAGATAGAAAAGATGAGTCCATTGCTATGAGAATCAAAAAGAAAAGAACTAAGAAGCAATTAAAAGCTTCAAGAGATGAGTCTTATGGTAAGTTTGGTTCTGCAATGAAGAAAAAAGGCAAAATCAATAGATAATGATTAAGACAATTATTAAAAAAATAAAACAGTTATTCTGTAACTGCAAAACATTTATAGCTATAAAAGTTGAAGATGTTTACATTAGAGTTTGTTCTGTTTGTGGAAAAGAAGTTAAAAGATAAAGGAGAACCAAATGCCAGGAAAACCAATAAGTAAAAGCAAACAAAAAGGTTTAGCTAAATTAGCTAAAAAGAAACCTGAATTAGCAAAAAAATTTGGATATAACCCAAACAGAATGGTTGCTAAAAAAGGTGGCAGAGCAAGGAAAAAATAATGGCCGGTCCCGGTTTATATGCTAACATTCATGCTAAAAGAAAGCGTGGAGGCAAAATGCGAAAGAAAGGTGCTAAAGGTGCACCAAAAGCATCTGACTTTGCAAGAGCAAAAAAAACAGCGAGGAAAAAATAATGGCTAAACTTTGTCCAAAAGGTAAAGCCGCAGCGAAGCGAAAATTTAAAGTGTATCCGTCAGCATATGCTAACATGTATGCATCAGGAGTTTGTTCAGGTAAAATTACACCTGGTGGTAAAAAAAATAAAAGAAAAAAATTAAACATGGGTGGCATCGTTGTCGAAGACGTGACAAGGATGGTGGATGTATAATGGCTAAGAAAGGGTTAAGAGCCTGGGTCAAAGAAAGATGGGTAGATATAGGAGCACCAAAAAAAGATGGTAAGTATCAACCGTGTGGAAGATCAAAAGGATCAAAAAGAGCATATCCAAAATGTGTCCCAATCGCAAAAGCAAGAAGTATGTCGTCTGGACAAAAGCGTTCAGCAGTTGCACGTAAAAGAGCTGCTGGCAATCCTGGTGGCAAACCGACGAACGTTTCAACATTTACAAAAAGAAAAAGCATGTCATTTGGAGGTAGAGTATAATGGGAAAACAAAAAATAAAAAAAGTTAAAAAAGTAATTAAAGGCTTAAAAAAAGCATCTAAACTACACGCTGGTCAAGCTAAAATTTTAAAAGGAGTTATCAAAAATGCGAAAGCAAGATAACATGCCAGCAAGAAATAAAAAAAACTTTAGACCTACAAAGTCTGGAGCAGGAATGACACGAGCCGGTGTCGCTGCCTATAGAAGAAAAAATCCCGGTTCAAAATTAAAAACAGCTGTGACTGGTAAAGTTAAGAAAGGGTCCGCTGCCGCTAAAAGGCGAAAATCGTACTGCGCAAGAAGTGCAGGACAAATGAAACAATTTCCTAAAGCTGCGGCTAATCCAAATTCAAGACTAAGACAGGCACGTAGAAGATGGAAATGTTAAATGAAAAATGCAATATTAGATGCGTTAGAAGATAGGTATACTGCACAGATTTCGGAAGCTGATGCTACTATTAAAATATATTTAGAAAATCCTGTAGGTATTGGAGAACATCCACAACATATAGATGAAGTAGATAAACTATTTCAAAAAATAGCAGATGCTCAAGAAAAACTACAAGCCATTAAGGATTTTAGGGAGCCAAGAAATGCCCTTTAGATCTGAAAAACAGAGAAAATATTTATTTGCAAAAGAACCTGCCATTGCAAAGAAATGGACTAAAAAATATGGCAGTAAAATAAAACCAAAGAAAAGGAAAAAGAAATAATGGACGAAATGACATTTATCGACAAGATAAGAAAAATTATAAAAATGAGACATGACGATGTTGTGTCTTCTCTAGCATCTGGTGGTGTTGACAATATGGAAAAATATCAGTATATGTTAGGACAGATACGAACGTATCAATATTTAAATCAGGAAATATCCACCCTGCTAAATAAAAAGGAGCAAAATGACAAGGACGGAACCGTTATCAACATCAACTCAAAAACCGAAAATTGAGTTACCAAATAAAGATTTAGTAGGTGTAAAACCAACTAAGAAAAAAGAAATTGACGAATCTTCAAAATTACCATCTCCAACAGGATGGAGAATTTTAGTTTTACCTTTTAAACAAAAAGAAAAAACTAGTGGTGGAATTATTTTAGCAGACGATACGATAGAACGATCACAAGTAGCATCAACTTGTGGTTTAATATTAGACATGGGTCCACAATGTTATGACAAAGAAAGATATCCAGAGGGTCCCTGGGCTAAGAAAGGTGATTGGATTATCTTTGCAAGATATGCAGGATCACGAATTAAAATAGATGGGGGTGAGATAAGACTTTTGAATGATGATGAAGTTTTAGCAACCGTGGAAAACCCTGAAGATATATTCCACGAATTTTAATCATAGAGGAGAAAAACTATGCCAGACAAAGAAGAAAAATTATCTAATGAGCCAATGGTTGAATTAGATACATCCGGACCGGGTGCAAGAGTAGAACTGCCAGAAGTAGAAAAAGAAGCAGATAAAACATATGAGAAAGAGGAGAAAAAAAATGAAGCAAATGTTACGTACGATGATCAGCCCGCTGACACATCTGAGAAACCTGTTGAGCAGTCTGATGTTCGAGATGAAAAG